CTATGAGTAAGTGTGAAGTTAAAACTCTTTGGATTCTTTTTTAGCCCCCGCTTTTGCTTTCTTTTCTGCGGCTCTCTTAGCCTTTGCTACTTTTGCCGCTTCTTCTTTAGATAAATTTTCTAAATAAATTTTTCTTTTTTCTCTTTTATCCAATTAAATCACCCTTGAAGAATCCAATGAGTTTTAACTTCACACTTACTCATAGTTCTAGGCATAACAGTTCCTTCAACTGTAATTGGGCCTTTATCATCTGGAACAGTAAGAGTAGCAGTAGATAAGAAATAATCTTGGAAATTAAGTAGAATTTGCTCATTACTATCTTTATCAAATTGTAATACTATTTGGTTAGTTGCTCCTAAATCTTCACTATTGTTCAATAATTCTTGAAATAATTTATCATCTGTAACCATTGCAGTAAACGCAATTTCATAAGTTCTTTGTGCGGGCATTCCATCTTTAATGGCTTTACTACCAATACCTACAAATCTTTTATCAGTTAAAGTGTTATTAATAGTCAAAGTTAAATTTGTAATCTTTAAGAAAGTTTGTCCGAAACATTGGAATAACCCACTAGAAAAGAAAAATGGTTCTAATGCTTCTGCATTACTGTTATAATTAAACAAAGATGAATCAGTAGTAACGGCATTTCTTGGGGTATAAACTACTGAACCGTCAGTAACAGTAATTAAATCATTAATATAATCAACAGTTCTAGTGTTTAAATCCATAGTCATTTTAACTTCTTCATTTTCATTAGCCGTCATTGTTAAAGTATTAACACGATTTCCTCTAGCAATTCTAACTAATGTTTCAGTTTCAGTAGTAGTTCCTTGAGTAGCCGTTGTATTAGTCGTTTTAGCAATACTATGTTCAAGTGAAAATGAAGGCAAATCTGCCCCATTCGCCTCAGCAAATGTATATGTAATTGCTTCATCTATTATTCCGCTTGGAAAAGTTGATACAGTTACTTTATTTAATTGAGCAGGGGTATCAATACCAAGAACAACAGGGGGCATTAATGTTGTATCTCCAGCAGTTCGATAAAATATCGGACCTTGAAAAAGATGGCCGTCTTCAGCAGTAGAACCATCCCATTCTGTATCTTCTGTATCTTCTGTATCAAAATAAACTTGATTTGTTGTTCCCGATTCTGCTAAAAGATTATTTGCAGGAACAGTTGAACCTGATACAGAAGTTAATTTAACCCCTGTGCATTTTCCTAAAGCGTAATATAACCAAGCACCATGATTAGCAATTAAACTAATATTTCCACCGCTGGATGTTTCCATCCCTTTGTATTGATAAGTGAAATTTCTTGTTCCACCTAATGATAAATTCATCTGTTTCATTTCTATTTCTGTATTAGGAAAAGTAGCAGTTTCAACAATTCCCATCCAATTATCAGCATTTAATTTTAAAGAGTTTGAAGCAACTCTTTTAGCAGGACATGGTGCGCCATAAGGATGAATATGAAACCAGTCACTATCACCCTCAAAACCACCAGAAAAAGCATGGTCCGGACTAAAATCAAAAGTAGTTGTAGTATTTGAAGTAATAACGTGTATTGAAGATACACCCAAATCATAATCAAATAATTCCACTGTGCATCCTTTATACAGATTAGGAACTAATTCTATATCTGCTGAATGTAAATCCAACATAGTGACTGTGTTTTCATCCGATTCACTCGCATCTATATAATCACTAAATATCAATTCAGGAACAAACGCTAAGTTTGCTCCACTACCTACAAATATATCTTCATTTACTGCCATAATTTCTTCACCTTTTTACTTACATACCTACACGGAAATGGCGAATTTTTTCATTGTTACATTTACTTTATATCCCAATAATCTTTTCGCCTTATTGTTAGATTCAGTTCTGCCCCCTAATATAATGTGGTTCATTTTTAAAGAGTCGCTTCCAATCGTAACTGTTGCGCCTTTCCTCACTGATTCTATCGTGTATCGAAGAGACTTATAGATGCTTTGCAACCTATCATGTGCATACATATTATCAGCGGCTCTTGTATCACCAGCCGAAATAGTTCTAATGTGCGCCGTTAGGTTATAATTTTCATTCCTTACCGACCAATCAATAGTAGGATATTCTATATCTTGCCCATCTTCAAAGACTATAATTAGGTCGGAAGAAGTAGCAGAACCCACTGCCGGACTTAGTTTATTTACAAGTGAATATTGTCTTGCTTGACCTCGACTAACTTTACCAGTTGTTCCATCAGTTGAACCACCCGAAGATAAATTACGAATATCAAGAATTGTTGGTTTAATTCTATGGGCGGCGGCAATTCCTAAAGTCGAATCCATAACCGATGTTGAAGGCCAATTATCTCTCAATAATTGAGTAAAATAGGTTACTTCATCCATTATAAATCACCTTAAGCCATATCTAAATAATTCTTATAATGTTTATCCATTATTTCTAAAATTTGTTCATTCATTGATGTATATAGTGCTAAAGTTTCCGAATCAGTCTCCCCTCTCATTTCATATTCATTTACATTTAATTCTTCTTGCAAACTAGCAAATATTCCATTTGGATTCATTTCATTAATACCCATATCTAAAGCATATTCTTTTCCATGATGTTTAATCATATAATTTAAAAATGCCTCTTGCCCCTTAGTTATTTGTTTTAGAATTATTTTCCAACTCATTATAATCCCTTCACTGCATCATTAATTTTTTTATTGACTTCATTTTCAACTGCTTCCGAAACATATTTTTCTATTTCTATATCCGAATAAGTATAAGCACCTAATCCACTTTCAATAAATAATTTATTACGTTCTTTATACATAATTTCAGTCCTTTTAATTATAGTAATAATTCTATTCAATTAAAACAATCCCTTCTTTTTTACCTGCCAACATCTCTAATGCTTCGGTTCTAAGCAAATCATATTTTTCCTTTACTGATATTTGATTGCCCGATTCTGTAATTAATACCGTAGCATCATCGGAGCGCAATATTTCACAAGCAACTAATTTAGTAGCAATGTCTGTAATCATTGCTGGAACTCTACTACTACCAGCAAAATAAGTCACCTTAACAGAATTTAATTGAATATATGGAAATTTATTACGGAAAAATATTCTCCCCTCTCTATCAATTTTCCACCACTCATTCATTCTTCCTGCATCTTCTTTATCAGTAAAAAAAGACACTTCAAGACCATGTGCGGAAGTAGTTGAAGAACTACCATTTAGATAAATAGAACAACTTGCCCCATCATCACTAGGCAATAATGATGATATTAGAACTTTATTGGAATTTTCGGAATCAAGCGAAGCATAAAAGAAATTCGAGACCGTTTTTGCCCCAGTGCTATCTGTTTGTGCTTTTGTAGCGATTGCCCCCGTTAAACTAGCAGTGCTTGAAGGAAATCTTTCATTGATTAGTGAAACAAGTTCTTCTGCGGCTGTTTTATTACCATATGTAGTATCGAATCTTGAAGTTGTAGTTCCTGCTAATAGATTAAATATTAAACCACTATTAGGCAATCTAAGATTAATTTGAGATGTTCCACTAATCATAGATGTATAATCATTAAAAGTTACTGATGCTTCGGCAGACGCTAAATTAGTCCAATTATTCCCCTGCCATATTTCTAATTTAATAATTTTAGAAATGTGGTGTCTATCTAATTGAACAAATCCAATATAATCTCTCCAAGCACTAGCAGGATAATGCCCAACACCAAAAGTAAAATTATGATGTTCCTTTTCATAAAGTAATCTTCGCCAAGAAGTTCCAGTTTTTTCATCAATAAAATCTTCTACCCTTTTTATAAATTCTCCAATTTCGGAATGCATTGGGGTAGTATTAGCATCGAAATCTGGAATCTGTAATAATTCTGCCACTTTAGAAGAAGTAGTATAATACCCATTTCCCGTTGCATAATTAGGATTAATTGTTGTATAATCTGAAGGGGAAAAGAATTTAGTCATAATTAATTCCCCGCAGATGGAATATCTTCTATTGCATCTTCTAAAGTTCCTACTCTATTTTTAAGATGTTTAACATAAGCATCTCTCGCTCTATTATATGGAGAAGTTTCTTTTTTCCTCTGTCTAAAAACATATGAACCCATTTCTTTTAAATTTATATTTACTTTAACTTCTATATAATTTCCTAATTCTTCATCATCATGAATTGGAATTTTGTTTCCTTCATCATCTAATTTAGGTTCTTCAAAATTAGGATTTGGTTCTGTTTCTTCTATTCTAACTTCTCCTGTTTCTTTATCTTTAATTTCTTCTGTAAGAAATTCTCTTTCATCTATTTCAAATGATTCCACAACTTCACCTATTTTATCAAATCTAAATTCAACTGTTAGGTGTAAATCATATAAATTATATGGGTCACTAAGTTGTTCGGGTAATATTTGAAATAATGGGCTATTTTCACTCAAAAAATAGTCTTCTATAATTTTTTTAGGGGTTTTTCCTTCTTGTTTAGATATTTTTTTATCTTTCATTTCACGTTTTTTGTCTTCAAAATCTTTCAGTTGTTGTTCTTTAGTTTCTTCTCTTGTTAATTCTTTTACTTCTTCTAGAAAATCCTTTTTTTTCTGATGTTCTTTATTCCATTCTTCAATAAATTTTTTATCTAATTTAACATCATTAACTTTACTTGTATTTACTATTGTTTTTGGTCTAGAATATTTCTTAAAAGAAAAATTTTCCGTTCCTAATACTTCTAAATTGGGTTCTGGTTGATTATATTTTAACTCTATTATAAGTTTATTTTTCTCTTCATCAAAATCTAATTTAACATATTCATTACCTAATTTACTTCCATAAAGACTTTTAATTTTTTCTAATATTTGAGAATTGGTTATTTCCTTAACGCCCCTCATTATATCTATATCTTCATCTGCTTTTCCAACAAATTCTTGAGATAAATCTCTATTAGTAATATGTTCTAATAAAAAACTTTCAGGTATTTCTCCTAATTTAGAATAAAATTTTCTATCTTTCTTAGTAACATATAATTCAAATAATTCATTTAAAGAAGTGGTTTTTAATTCTGCTAAAACTTCTTTAGAAGTATCTCTTATCCAATTTTCATGATTACTAGTATAATCAATTCCCTCATTAATATCTTGAAGTTTTTCATCAATCTCATCAATATTGCCTTTCATATCTTCTTCATAGCGATTTAAAATAAATATTCCAAAGACTTTTTTTAAATTAAAAGATGTAATAGTTTCAATATCATCTTCAAGCCAAAGGAATTTCATTTGAAATCACCTCAAGCCAGCCATTTAGCCCATGCCGCACCCTTGGTAATCATTTTTCCTAATCCTAATCCGCTTGATGGGGGGGTATAACTCGCTTGACCCGTAGCAGGGTCCATCCAATAAGGATTATTATATTGGTCATAGCCATTAGGAGCAATAGGATAACCGCTTGTATTACCCATCGCTCCTTGTTGCATATTCATCTGTTGATTCATTCCCCCCATTTGTGGGTTTCCTTGTATATTCATTGGGGGTTGTGTCTGCATTTGTGAAGTTGCTCCTACACTATCAACCCCAAATCCTTGTGATTCTAAATATTGACTTTTAGCCATTTGTCTTTGATGAATTACTTCTTGATTAATACATGCATCTAAAATCTTTTGAATATCCAAATCAATATTTTCTTGAGTAATTTTTTGATATTCAACAAGGCATTGTTTTTCTAAAATTATATCCCCTTGTGCGGCATCTAATTTAAATTGCAAACCAGCCAACATTTGACTCATTACCCTTTGAACTACATCTTCCATCATATGTTCTACTTCTCTTAAAAATGCCTCACCATGATATTGAAAAAATTCCTCAACATGATTATCTTGTAAAGTCAAAAGATTGTTTATGGCTTTAAAATTATTATCTGTATTTTGAGTCATTTGACTGGCTAATGCACTATTACTTGTTCCCATTATTCCCATATTATTCACCTATTAATTCTTCTATTTGATTTATTCTTCCCTTTAAGTTTATTAACAATAACACTAATTTTTCTTCTGCATTTATAGTATCGGCCTTCGGGGGTGTTATTTCCCAACCCTTAGCAGTTAATGAAACTATATCCTCTTTAGATAAAGCAACCAATGGACCCTTATTTATAATTTGGGGGATTCTTGGTTTGGGAATATATCTTTTAAATTCTAATCCATGCTTTTCAGCAATAATTTGTTGCTCTAACATCTCTAATTGTTTAAATATAGAAGAGTGTTTAGGACAATAAGTTCCTTGAAGTGGCCTTCCTTTAGTAACATGACTTAATGGAATTGGTGGACGTAAAACATCTCCCGATTCCCAAATATGATGTGCGCCACAAACAATACATCTATCTCTAATATTGAACTTATAACCAAATTTAAAAATAAATTTTTTCTTTTCCGGTGTTAATATTTTCTTTAATTCTTTTAGTTGCTTTTTAACACGCAAAGATTTAAACTCATAATTAATTATTGGACCAGCAATTCTAGCATTTCCACTAATTTTAAATGGATTAACCATAGAATTATTTTGCCCAATAATATTCGGTGCATAGACTTGTTGATTCATATTATTCCCTCAATATTCCTTAACCATAGTCATTATTCCTCGATAGACCATCTCAGGGTCCGATTTGGCTGATATAATATACTTGAAGCATGGTATTCCTCTATCCTGTAACCTTTGCATACCGAGCCTGAATGGTTCAAAAATTGGATGTTTCTCGATTGGTCCGTCGTGTTCATATTTATCCTTCCATAAATCATATTTATTAGCCCATATACCTACTGCCACTGGAAAGTCCTTATCCTTTTTCTTTTTAGATTTTCCCTTCGCTAATCTCCAATAATCATCACATATTATATTAACTAAATATTCCCAACTTAAATGATGTTCTAAATTATATGCCTCGGATAAATGTCTATCATCAATCATAAAAATAATATATTTTACTCTGCGCCTCATTAAATCCTGTTTCCATTCTTCCCAAAATTGACTTTGACCCCCTACATCTGCGGTTTTAATTGTTCTAGAATCCCTATCTATTTTAATGACCTTTCGCCCCGCCCTACTTAATTTTGTTGTTCTACCTTTAATTATTGGAACTTCACCCCTTGTTCTTAATTGGTGATGTAATGTTGTTTTTCCCACCTGCCCTGCTCCATATATTCCAAAATTAATAGCGTGTATTCTCCTATACATTCCCGCAACTACTTCTGCGGTTATGATAGCAAAGCCGGTTAATAGCGTTGCCATTCAATCCCATCCTATTACCCCTTTAAGAGAATCAATACCATAACCTATTACATCAACACCTAATGCACCCATAATATTACCAATTAAAAAGAAAGAAATAGTGAGGATTATTCCCCATGTGTATGCCCTAAGTTTTAAAAAAAATACATCGGCAGAATGCGCTCTCGATAAATCATAGGCTAAAGCCTGTTCATCAACCCCTAATAATCTATCCAACAAAGAATATCACCATCACGGCTCAAGTTGTAAAAATGTTTCGGGAACTTCATCATATACTTGAGTCTGTTGAAAATGTTGATTTCGACTATTTTTATGGTGTTCTCTAATCTTTTCTCTTTGCCTTTCATCTCGCTTTTTCTTTTCCCAATAAAAATCAATTTTACGATTAAGCAACCACATTTCCAATCTTTCATTAACTATCATATCAAATAATGCCTTTTGCATCATAATTACACCAACGGTAATTAATGCAAAAAGCATCGCATGGGTAAATGGGCTAAATGGTAAATCTCCACCATATATCGAATAAAAATAAACATTCATTCCTGCCATTGCGCCTACATACATTATAGTCATTATTAGTCTTGTATCTTTGTCTAGTGCCGCCATTTTATCTCCCTCAATTAAATTCCACAGTGAATTTAGTTCCCGTTCCTACAACATCAGTTACATCAGCATATAACCCAGTTTTGAATATAACCCCATGCATATCTGCTTCTTCAAATGCCGCCCCAGTTGAGGCTAAACCTACATACAATAATCCAATCATATTAGCATCAGTGCAAGCACCCTGCGTTAAAGCATCATGTAATGTAACATAACCAGTATCAGTGGTAAGTGAATATCCATGAATACTAATTAATTTACCTGAACCTGTATAAATTAAAGTATCTGCGCTAAACGCACCACTGCTTCTGCATCCACCAACGCCGGTCATAACAATTCCTTCTCCATGAAGAAGGCTAAACCGATAAAGCGTATAAAATTACTCATCGGAAGGGGCGTCTTCTTTTGGTTTTATAATAGTTTCTTTGACCTTTGCAGTGATTTTAGCGACGGTCGATTTCTTAGGCAATACCCTACCTTTAACTTCCGATACATTACAATTTAATTTTAAAGCCATATTAGTAAGAATCCCTTCATCTATATCTTTAAAATCTACTTCATTAAATTCAATTTTAATATTAGAAGCATCCATATATAACATTCCCAATTTAACAGAAATGTCTTGAGAAATATCTATTTCAAAAATCTGCCCATTAAGTGCAGTAAATAACCCTGCATTTTGATGGGTTGGTTCTAATAGCGTTAAAGTCGCCAAACAAATCGCCTCAAATTAAACCCCAAACTCTAACTCTAACGGTTCCGCCATTATCATCAGATGTAACTGTTGTTCCGCTTGCTACTGTGGTAAATTTAAATGCTACCGAAGTATTTGATTCATAAGCACCTGTTGCTGAACATTCTACTGTTGGTATAATATAATTAGTAGAATTATTGACGTTATCATCACCTGTAATGCAAACCGCAGTAATTGTTGATAGTCCAAAATCACTAGCAGGTATAACTGAACCTAGCGCAACTATTTGTGTAATGTCGCAATATGCATCAACAACATATTCATCACCTACAACTTTTGGATTAGTCATCCCTTTATGGTCTGCAATTATTGTTACTGCTTTTACTAATGCCATTTTTAATCACCTCAGTAAAGATTGGTAATCTTACCTTGACCCTTAAAGAAAGTGCATCCTGTTTCTCCCATTGTTCGGTAAAGTCCTCGATTTCCGAGAACACCGACACCAAATGGATTTCCATGTGAAATACCATCTTCAAAGTATTGGGTTGGTTTCATAGTTGCAAACCAAAGGTGGTCTGTATCTAATAGAAGCATATCGGATATTTTTGTTCCAGTGTAAGCACCAGTCTGTGCCATATCCTTACACGGAATCATAGGAATATCATAGTAGGTTGCTACTCGGAATCCAACTTCTGCACCCTTAACACCCTTTACCCCATTATGAGAAGGAATAATTTCTTTAGAATCCATAAATCTTTCTTGAGCCTGTAACAAATCAGAAATTGCCTGTATTGTATCATACCCTGTTAGAATAACCTTTGGTGTTCCACCATTTAATCGAAGGTTTTGAATTGTTGCATTTATTACACTTAGAGTCATTACCCGACCTGCTGTAGCATAACTACCACCAAAATTTACTTCGGAATCAAGATATGATGCAGTTCTTCGGTCTGCTCCATAGATAGTAGTTACATCATCATCAAGTGTTGCTAGATTAGTTGATGAAGTAAGATTGTGAATACCAGTAGTATCAGCCAATTCAGCATTGCTACTTACTATCTTATTCAATGATGTGTAATTCTGCCTAATCAATCCACCACTGGTATCTGCGCCGAGAGTATCATAATTTTCAAGAGGCATAACCAGCATTACTGATTGAGATTCTGCATGGAATTTACCCATATCTTCACGAATCAATTTTCGTATGTCTCCAACACCATCATCAATCTTTGCCATTTCTGCCGCCAATTCGCTGTAATCAAACATATGAGCGACAATCTTTGGATTCATGTAAAGAGTTGCATATTCTGGTGCTAGTGCTACAAGAGATGTTGATGCAAGGGCTTCGTTTTCACCAACGCCACCTAACAAATCACCGTCAGGTTGGTCATCACCCATTGCATTTCCAGTTGTTGTATTAACGGAGAATGCCGCACCACTCCCACCTTGAGGGCGGGCGGTCATTACTCTCCAACCGCTTGAAGTGTATGGGCGCTTAGGTAGAATTGAAAGTGGGTTGATTTCTTGATTAAGCATCGACCATACTTTTTGACCGTAAACCATATTGTAAAGTGCAGTTAGATTACTGCCCGCAGTTCCATTTAAACTAAGAGCATCAGCACTAGAACCAGCAAAACCAGAACCAATTTGAAATACACCACCAGCACTCTTCAAAAGAGCATTTCCCCCAGTTACATTCAATCCATAGCCATAAGTAGCCGCCTCTAAGTCTTTAATTGTATTAATATATGTAGTCATTTTTATGCCCCCTCAAACCTTTCAATTAGAGCATTAATATCATTCCAATCCATATTACCAATTTCTTCTCCACTAGGGATATTTAATTCAGCAATTACCTCTTCTTGTTTTTGGATGATGGTATTCTCTTCTTCTTTAAGTGAATCTAATAGGTCAGTAAATTGCTTCTTAAGTGAATCCACTTCTAACTTAGCATCATAATTACTTCTTTCAATTTCATCAGTCTTTGATACCATTTCCGTATCAAAACGTGATTGAAAGCCATCCTTAATTTTATCATAGGCCAACTTTTCTAATTGTTCTGCCTTAAATTGGGTATAAGCCTTCTCTAGATTTTCAACTGATAAATCTAAAGTCGATTGGTCTTCATATTTAGCCATGTATTTACTATCTAATTGTGGGTGCGCATCGGACACCATTTCTCCAGCATTTCCGGCTTCTATTTGACCCGTAGGCAAATCTGGTTTCGATTTATAAGTTTCTTCTTCGGGTATATTAGGATTATCTCCTTCTATGGATTCTATATCATCACCAACATCTGTATCTAATGCATCTATGGTATCATCTACAATTACTTCTTCTTCTTCATCTTTCTCTAAGTCCGACATTTCAATTGCCCCCTCTACTGTTTCTGTATTTTCTCTAAGGTTCTTTATATTGTTTTCTGTTAATTCTTCTATTTTTGCCAAATTATCGCTATTATTAATCTTATCCAAAGTCTTATTTAACTCGTTTAATGCATTTTCAATTTCATTCATACCATTACCTCTATCTTGTTTTAGAATATCAAATCTTGCTTCGGGGTTAATTCCCTTTTCACATACAGTTACTTCATGTAATTCTAATTTAGAGATTTCATTATAATCTCCATATTCTTTATGAGTTTTCTTTTTCTTTTCCAAGGCTTGACCCCCAATAGAAAATGAGCGCAAAGACCCATCTCTAATTTCTCGACTAACTTCTTTGGCCTTTTCAATATCTTCTCTTATTTTTATTACTACGAAAAACCCAACATCATCAACCTCAGTTTTCCATAATCTACCTTCTTTATCTCTATATTGGGGAACAACTTCTCCTACTTGAACATTAGAATGATTAGTCATTACATTTCTAAATTTAGGCGTTACCATATATTTCTTAACTGCTTCGTGTAATGCTTCTAAAGTGATTAAATCATTTTGTTTATCCACCATTTCAATAGAAGCATAACCACCAATAACCAAATCATCTGCTTTAAGAATATCAAAAGAATCTCGCCGCAAGGGATTAATAGTTTTGAGCATAACAGCAGAACTCATATTTAACTTTAAATTAAAACAACTATTTTAATTCTTCCGGCATTAAATCCGAATATTTATCATTTGTAATATCCCATATACCATCATCACTACTAGAATCAACAGGTTTAGTTTCTAATCCAGTCCACGCCAACCATATTTTTTTATCCTTTACAGGTATGACTCTAACATGAAATTTTGTATCGAATTTATTACCTTGTAAAATATATTCATGATAACCATTTCTTTGAACCCCTAATTCAACATCTCCAGAATCTATTAATTTCCCTTTTCGGAAATTAGTTTGAATTTGGGCAGGGAATTTACCAGATTTGCCAAATAAAGAAAATATATCATCTTCGGATTCTATTTTTATTTCCCATCCTATTGTAGTATCGTGTAATTTAAAAAGAATTGAAAGAGTATCATTATTATGATAAATTTTAAAATCCCCTTTTCTATATTTATCAGGGGTTTTATATGCTTTTTCTAATGTTCCTTCATTAGCAATAAATTTCCCATTACCTAAATAATCAATATCTTCTTGATGCCTAAGCCAATTCATCATTTTCTTTGAATCACTACCAAATACATTATTAAATTCCTTTGGATTATTCTTTTTAACATATTCTTCTATTTCAGAAAACAGAGTTTCCCCATCTTTTTCAAGTAAAAAATTTCTAATTGAGACTCTTAAATAGGCTTTTTCTTCTTTGAGCATATCTTCTATTTGGATTTTCCATACATCTAAATCTATTAATGCATTTTTAGCCATTAAATTATTTTCTTCAAAACCATAAAATGTAAACCCATCCATCTCTCCTTTTATTATCACGGTCGCCTCTCCATGAATAGAATCAGTAATAGAATATCCTTTCTCTAAAGCCTTAACATCATAATTTAATGATTTTTTAGTATCTTTAGATAGCATTTCCAAAGTAATTAATTTATCTGGTGTTTCTACTTCAGGAATTTCAATTACCTTAGCAGAAAACAAAGTATAACTCCCATCTTTATTTTTCTTAACTTCATCTACCTTTACCCGAATTATATCACCAATATCCACTTCTGTTTTAGTATTAAGGGCTTTACCAACATTAAGATATATCTTTTCATTAATGGTTTTAGTATTCTTATATTCTTCATCAACAGGACCAGCACCTAAAGTATAGGTGAACATATTAGATTTGGTTGTCTTCTTTTCTAATACTATTAAATCTAAATCTACAAATTTTTTCCATTTAATCCATTTGGGGTTTTTCTTTGTTCCTATAAAATAAGTAGAAGTAAGGTCTTTAATAACCACACCTTCTGCCGTGGGAATTTCCATTATTTCTTTTGCATAATCTTCAACTTGTTTTATTGAATCCGCAAAACGGGTATCTTTTTTAGATGGAAAGGCCAAAAATTCATCCGAATGGATGGAATAATTATTGAAGAGAATTTGCAATCTTTCGGATAATGGGGCATCATGTAATTCGGTATTCTCATTTCTCATAATATCAAATACATGAGCCTTCAAAACACCGTTGGATTTTTTACCTTTGAATATGCGAGCCACTACTTCTGCTCGATGTAATGGAGTTTCCCCATCAAATAACATTAATTCACCATCAAGTATGCAATCTCCAAAATGTTTTTTCTTCATAATTTCTATTTGTTTAGGACAATACTTGGTTATATCTTTTCCATTAAAAGAATAAATCTTGACCTTATTATCTATTTTATGAATTTGAATCCTCATACCATCGTATTTTTCTTGAACTACATAATC